TACAACTGGAAAGCAGATGGCAAAGCTGATGAAGGCTTGATAGCTCAAGAAGTACAAGAAATAGTACCAAATGCAGTTAGCCAAAATGAAAATCAATATTATCAAATGGATTACAGTAAATTAGTAGTCCACCTTGTAAAAGGAATGAAAGAACAACAAGAACAAATAGAATCACTAAAAAGTGAAATTGCTAACTTAAAAGGAGAATAACATGGCAAATACATACACATGGGATTGTAAAACAGTAGACTGTTACCCAGAACATGACGATCATTCTGATGTTGTTTACAACGTACATTGGAGACTAAACGCAGAAAGTGATGAACAGAACCCTGAAGGTATTAATTACTCGGCTTCTGTTTATGGTACTCACAGCGTCAACGCAGATGACATTAGCGACTTTATACCGTTCGCAGACCTTACCAACGAAATAGTTACTGGTTGGGTTACAGACGGAATGGGTGAGGAAGAAGTTGCTAGTTTAAAGTCTGGCTTAGACGCTAAAATAGCAGATGAAATAAATCCAACTTCTGTTGTTAAAACCCTAGAGTCTTAAGATGGAAACACTAATTGAAATAATTATCCTGATAGCAGTTATTGGGTTTATAATTAATAAAAAGAAACCAGAGTGGATTGATTGGATTAAATCCAAATTAACAAAGTAGAATATTATGACAGATACAGTTACAACTAATTTAAATTTAACCAAACCAGGAGTAGGAAGTTCTACTAATACCTGGGGTACAAAACTTAACACAGACCTAGACTTGGTTGACCAAGTTTTTTCATCTAACGGTAGTGGCACGGGTGTTGGATTAAATATTAGTGGTACATTAAGATTTACCGATACTAATAGTGATAACTATGTTGGTTTTGAATCACCAACATTATCAGCTAATCAGATATGGAAACTACCTACAGCTGATGGAACTGCTAACCAAGTTATAAAAACAGATGGATCAGGTAATTTATCTTTTGCAACTGTATCAGGAACAACTATTAATAATAATGCAGATAATAAAGTTATCACAGGTAGCGGTACTGCTAATACTTTAGAAGCTGAAACCAACTTTACTTATAACGGTACTGTAGTTGGAATGGGAACACACGGAACCTCTGTAGCATCCAACTCTAATACAGGAACAGGATTACAAATTGCTAATGGTGGCTATGGTTATGGAACAGATAGTGATACAGGTGACTTATTAATTTACAACAGCGTTAATGCAACCTTATCAATTCATTCTGGAACATATCACCCCACACCAAATGGAACTAGTAAAATTCAATTTAATAGAGCGGAATCTACCAGTCCAGATGTTTCAAATACTGCCAACGTAGGTTCTATTGAATATAGAAATTCTGATAATAGAATGACGTTTAAGACCAACAGCTCTACTGCTTTAACAATAAGAGATGATGGAGATGTAGGTATAGGTGAAACCTCACCACTAGGTAAACTTCATGTTAAAACTGGAGATAGTGGTGCTAGTGTAGCTTCTGGAGCCGATGAATTGGTTGTTGAAGGTAGTGCAGACGCAGGATTATCAATTTTAAGTGGCACAGATGCTAATGGCTCTATTATGTTTGGCGATAGTGCAGACAATGATGGAGGAAGAATACAATATAATCCAAACAACGATAGAATGATGTTTACTACTAATGGCTCTGAAAGAATGCGTATTTTAAGTGATGGTAGAGTATGTTTTGGAGTTTCTTCACAACAACAAGATGGTAGATTTACTATGCAAGGTCCTTTTTCAACAAATAGAGGACTTGTTCTTAAAACAACTGAGAATGGTGGAACAGCTATTTACTTTGATAATCAAGGTAGTGGTGCAGGTTATATACAGATTAATACTAACAACACAGTTTCTTACAACACTTCTTCAGATTACAGATTAAAAGAAAATGTTGATTATGATTTTGATGCAACCGCAAGATTGAAACAACTAAAACCCGCAAGATTTAATTGGATTGTAGATGAAACAGATACAACAGTGGATGGATTTTTAGCACACGAAGTTCAAGCAGTTGTGCCAGAAGCTATAAGTGGAGAAAAAGATGCTGTTGATAGTAATGGTGATGCTGAATATCAAGCAATTGACCAAAGCAAACTTGTTCCACTACTTACAAAAGCATTACAAGAAGCAATAACCGAAATAGAAATACTAAAAGAAAAAGTAGAAGCATTGGAGAATTAATCATGGCATTAATCCAAGTCACACCTCCAGCTGGTATCGTTACCAACGGTACCGAGTATGCGAATAAAGGTAGATGGATTAATGGTAACTTAGTACGTTTTGAGAATGGTTATCTAAGACCGATTGGTGGTTGGGAAAAAATAAAAACAACCGCCCTAGATGGAACTCCAACCAATATGTTTTCTTACATCACCAATGATGGAACGAATATATTAGCAGTAGGCACAAGACAAAAAGTATACGTCATGGTTGGTGATACCTGGTATGACATCACACCATCTGGCTTTGTTAATGACTCATCACTAGACCCATTAGGTTATGGTGCATATCATTGGGGCGTTGAAGATTATGGTGATGCTCGTTCACAATCAGGTTTAGATTTTAATACTAATAACTTTTCTTTTGATAACTTTGGTGAACTATTAATATTTTGTTCATCATCGGATGGTAAAATTTATCAATGGAATCCAGCTTCTCCTAGTTCTATTGCAACAGTTGTGACTAATGCACCAACAAACTGCCAAGGTGTTTTTGTTACTAACGAAAGACACGTTGTAGCCTATGGAGCTGGTGGTGATCCTAGAAAGGTGCAATGGTCATCAAGAGAAACACTAACAACATGGACAGCAGCAGCTACTAATACAGCTGGTGATTTACAAATACCAACAGGCGGCAGAGTATTACACGCTGCTAAATGGCAAACAGATATTATTATCTTTACCGATACAGGTATTGCTAGAATGTACTATACAGGTTCTCCTTTTATTTATGGTATCCAAGATGCAGGAACAAACTGTAAGGCTATAAGTCCTAGAACAGTTGTAACAGCTGGAGCTTTTTTAACATGGATGGGTGAAAACTCATTCTTTATATTTGATGGTACAGTCAAAGAAATATCATGTGATGTGCATGACTATATATATGACAATCTAAATACAACTTATAGAAAGTCATCATGCGGTGGACATAACTCTAACTATAATGAAATGTGGTTTTTCTTTCCAACTTCACCTTCTCAAACACCAAACAAATATGTTATATGGAATTATATAGATAATGTTTGGTCTATAGGAACGCTAGATAGAAGTTGTTGGTTAGACCAAGGTGTATTTGATTTTCCAATAGCCTGTGATAGTTCTGGTTTTGTATATCAACACGATAGCACCACATTAAAAGACTCTGAAAATTTAGGTAACTCCGTACCTTTTTGTGAGAGTGGCCCAATAGAAATAGGCAATGGTGATAATTATGTGCAATGTAATCAGATTATTCCAGATGAGGAGTCTGCAACATTACCAGGAGTAAATTTAAGTTTTAAAGGAAGGTTTACACCACTAGGAGCAGAAACAGATTTTGGCACCTTTACCTTTGAAACAGATGGTTATACCGATGCAAGATTTTCTGCCAGACAAGTTAAAATGAAAGTTACTGGCGATACCGACCAAACATTTCAGGTTGGTAAGATACGATTAAACGTAAGAAAAAGAGGTCGTAGATAATGGCAAGACGAGCCTTAACTAGACCAGGACCAGTTTTTAATACTGAATACCAAAACTACTTGGTATCAGAAATAGAATATAGAGATGGCTTAACCTTTAAAAAGGGAGAGCGTATTGAAGCAAATGGCCCAGATCAAACTGAGCTAGTATTAATAAGTCCAAATGGAACAAAATATAAAGTCACAGTTGACGATAGTGGAAACCTCTCAGCCACAGCAACAGTCTAAAGAAGACTGGGAAATAGAGTTTGATAGGTTAGAGCATCATATTAAACGTGCATTAAAGCACCAAGATATGTATAATTTAACTGATATTAAAGAAAATATCCGCCAAGGCAGACTACATATCTGGGGTGGTAAAAATTCAGTAATGATAACTCATTTTACTGAATATCCTCGCTACAAAGTATTAAATATTTTGATTGGTGCAGGAGATTATAACGAGCTAGAAAAAATGTTTTCTAGCGTAGAACTATTTGCAAAACAATTTGGATGCAAAAAAATATTTTTAGGTGGCCGTAAAGGTTGGTTAAGAAAAATCAAACACCTAGGATTTAAGAAAATACATTTTATAGAAAAGGAGTTATAGTATGGCAGGTGCAATCGGAGCGGTAACTGGAGCATTAGGAAGTGCTGGTTCAGCTATTACTGGAGCTTTAGGCGGACTTGGTGCTAGTGAAATAGTTGGTGGACTTGGTGCTGCTACCTCTTTACTTGATGGTGGCGGAGACTCAGGTACATCTACAACTTCAGTAGACCCAGCAACAGCATCTAGGTATGCAGACTTATATAACAGGGGGTTACAGTTATATAACACTCCCTTTACTCCATACACGGGTCAAAGAATTGCTGGTTTTACACCAGACCAGTTAGAAGCACAGGGTCAAGTTAAAAACATGCTTGACCAATCTTTAAGATTTGATCCTAGAAATCAATTAAACAAACTTGCAGGACAAGGCCCACAATCTGTAAATGTTAAATCTTTATTAGATGGAGATATAGGTGCATATCAAAATCCGTTTACTGAACAAGTTATAGACAATACTTTAGAAGACTTAAATGATGCAAGACAAATGCAAATACAAAGAGACCAAGATGCTGCAATCGGCAGAGGTGCATTTGGTGGTTCACGTTCAGCACTATTAGAATCAGAAACTAATAAAAACTTCTTTGACAAAGCTGGTGACATAACCTCTATGTTAAGAAAACAAGGTTTCGATAGTGGTATGAATTTAATGGGTCAAGATATTAACAGACAGTTTGATGCTGATAGATTTAATTCTAATCTTGGTATGCAAAATAGAAACTTCCAGGCTAATCTATTAAACAATCAATTAGCAGACCAATACAAAACACTTGGTTTATTCTCTAATATTGGAAATCAACAACAAGGACTTAATCAAGCACAAAGTGACTTTGATTATAGTGAGTTCTTAAGACAAATAAACTATCCAAGAGATCAACTGGGTATGTTGCAAGGAACTGTTTTTGGTATGACACCAGGACAAACACAAACTGGAAGTATAAACACAGGATCAGTTAATAGAGTAGGTGATGCTATTGATATTTTTGAAAGCATACAAGGACTTTTTAATCCATCTAATACTACTACCTAGGAGAAATAAATGAATCAAAATGATTTAAGAAGATTAGCAGCTATAGGTGGTATGGATTTAACTCAACCATCTGTATCTTTTAAAGATTTTAATATGTTTAAAAACAAAGGTTTTGATTTATTACAAGATTATCAAAATACAAATAAATTTATTGCAGATAATAATTTAATGCAGCCTCCTGTAGATGAGGAAGCAGATAAAAAGGCTAAAAGAAAAGAAGGACTCCAAAACTTAAGAGATACATTAGCAATCATAGGAGCAAGACGTTCTGGTAACTATGCTTTAGCAGAACAAATGAAACAACAAGTTAATTTAAGAAAGCAACAAGAAGAACAGCAGAAAAATAGGCAAGCAATACTTAGCAAAATGAGCCCAAATGAAAAAGCAATTTTTGGAGAAGGATTTGCGTTTGGTGGAGAAGAAGCAGGTTATAAAGCTGTACAAAATTATAGAAATAAACTGTCATCAGACAATCGAACAGTCTCTGAGAGATCAAGAGATAGACTTATGGAACTTAATAATAATCCTAATAGAACTTCACAAGAAGAATATGAAATGAATTTGTTAAAAACAGAAGTTTATGGAAAAAAACAAGTCATACCATTTTTTGATAGTAATGGTAATCCTCTTCCTGAAATCATTACCAACTGGGACTTAAATGATAAACCTGAATTGCTTAATAATTTAGTTGAAAAAGGATTTGCTACAGTTGGAACCAATCCATCTGGGACATTTAATGCACCCACAAGTGCCAATGATGAAATATCACAAAAATGGCAAGATACAACAAACACACTAGATTTAATAAATAAACTTTCTGTAGTTCTTGACGAGGGTAGAGATTCACCAACTGTTGCTGGAGCAATAGCCGATCTTGTAAATACAGGTATTTATCAAGTTAAATCAGCCAATAAATTACTTAGTTTTCAAGAAAATTATCCTAAAGAATATTCTGAAAAAGTTAACTACATTCAAAACAAACATGGAAATGTTTTAAATAAAATATCTGCTGATAGAGGTATAGCAACATCTACAGTAATGAGACTAGCTTATTCACTAGCAAAAACAGCAGATCCTGGTGGAAGATTATCGGACAAAGATATTGATTCTGCTATATTAGTGATTGGAGGCTCTGGTGCTAATGTTGATAAAAGATTAAGTGTCTTGGGTTCATTACACAGTTCTTTAAGCGGTGAATATGAAACATATTTAGAAACACAAAGAAGAAAGTATCCAGGTAATAAAAGCATACAAGGTACTATAAATAGATTTACAGATTTACCCACATTTAGTTATTCTTCTGCTCCAGTTTCAGTTGGAAAGTATAAAGTTGAACCTGTTAATTAATAATTATGCCTAGCTATATAGTAACTGATCCAGATACAGGATTAAAATTAAAACTTACTGGTGACACACCGCCAACTGAAAAAGATATAGATGATGCTTTTAAAAGTTACTATGAAAGCAACCCAAATCCTAAAAAAGTAACTGAGAAAGTGGCTGATAAGCAACCAAGTTTCAAAGATGCTGCGTTAGCAACTCTAGGAATACAAAACATACAAAAAAATGACCAAGGGCAAAATATTGTTAATCTTGGTTATAATCCTTTAACAAGCGGACCTTTAGAGCAAACAGCCTTAAAAGCAGCTAGTAATATTGTAAGAGGTGTTGGTTCTTTGCCTTTTGATTTATATGCCAAAACTGGATTGCCTGGCTCAGAGGGTTCAGCAAACATAGCAGAGTCTGTAAGAAAAACAATTCCAAAAATAGAAGGTGGTATACCTGGAACAGATACTGCTGGTTCTATAGCACAATATGCAGTTCCTGGAATGACTGCGTTTAAAGCAGCACAGTTTGCTAATGCTCCAAGAGCAGTAAATTATGGAGCTGGTTTACTAGCATCTGCTGGTTCAGATGTTGCTGTTTCGGTTCCAGGAGAAACATCTTCTCTAGGAAACCTTTTAGGAGGTCCTACAGCAATACAACCAACAGACGATCCAGCAACACAAAGATTAAAAGTTGGTGGAGAAGTTTTAGGCGTTGGTCCAGCACTTGATACCTTATTGTTAGGTCCAAGATTTATTGGCTCAAAATTGCCAACACAGAAAAATATAGAAAAAGAAATACCAGAGCTAATACAAGAACCTGGAAACATATTTCTTAATCCTCAGAAAGCAGCAACTGAACTTGAAAATGTTGTAAACAGAACTGATATACCTGGTTATAACCCAACAACAGGTGTTTCTAGTGGAGATACAATGGGTATTGCTACAGAAAGAGCTTTATCAAGTAGACCAGAAATGGTTAATAGGATGTTAAATAATGTAGGTGCTATTGCTAGTGAAACAAAAAATATAAGCTCATCTGTTGGAAATATTGCAGATACAGCCTCTGCTGTTAAGGATATAAGACAAACAAATATAAGAAGTGCTGAATCAAATGTTTTAAAGTCTGAACAAAACTATGAAGCAGCACAAAAAGAGCTAGATTCACAAATTGCAAAATACAACAACACAACTAGGTCTAGTCAAGAGTCTGCATCTACAACTTTAGATAATCAGCTACAAAATGAGTTGCTTGTTTTAAATAAACAGAAAAAAGATTTATATGATGCTATTGATCCAGAGGGCACATTACAAGTTGATTTAACTTTATTAAAAAAAGCAGCTGACTTTATAAGAAAGCCAACAGCACCATTAAAAACAGCTGAAGCAGAAGCCGTACAAACATTTGGTGGAGGCGTTTTTAAAGCTATCGACAATGCCATAGAAGCACAGGCAAAAGGTAATAGAAGCTCATACAAAGAATTAATAGATTTAAGAGCAAATGTTAATGATGCTATTAACCAAGCATACAAAAACGACTCAGCAGTAGCTGCAAAAAGTTTAGAAAAAATTAGAGGAACGATTGACAAATATACAGAGAACTTAGCAAGTTTTAATCAAGGACAAAAAATAGTTCCTGAAGGTTTTACAAGTATTCCATCTGATGCAGCTGAAGCAGCTGTTAAAGCTAATGATTTTTATAAGAATGTTTATGCACCTAAATTTAAAGATGGTCTTGGTGGTAAGTGGGCAGATGATACTGTTAGTAATAAAAATCTACAAACACAAACAGCACAGAAATTTTTGTTAGGCCCTACAGAGGGTGCTACACAGCTTAGACAGATTATTAATGATGCACAAAACCCTGAAATAATGGAAGCTCAAGTTAGAGAATTTATGATTGGTGAATTAGCACAAAGAGCATTTAAAGGTAAGGGTGAAGTAGCTCCTAAACAAATATATGAGTTTATGAAAAGATATGACTCAATATTAGATCAGTTTCCAGCATTAAAATCTGAGATTGTTGGTCTAAGAACTACACTCAAAGGACAGGCCGATAAAACAACTGGTCTTGCTAAAGCTGTTGTAAATGCAAAAAATAATTTAAAACAAACACAATCTGATGCAAATAAATCTGCGTTTAAATACTTTACAGATTTACAACCAGAAGATGCGATAAGAAAAATATTATCAAGCGAAAACCCAACAGTAAAACTTGCTGAATTAAAAAATATTATTGGTAATAATCCAGAAGCAAAACTTGGTCTTAAAGCTGGTATCAGAGATGAAATATATAACAGAGTTATAAACACAAAAGGAATGACAGCTACTGGTGATGAAATCAATGTTGCTTCTTTAGCAAAGCTAAACAGATTATTAACAGAACCAAAAATGCAGAATGTTTTAAAAGGTATATTTAATAAAACTGAAATGGATGCCTTGAATAGAGTGAGACAAAGAATTACAGAGCTAGATAGAATAAATATACAAACAACATCTGGAAGTAGTACCAACCCACTACAACAAGATACAAAAAGAGTTAAAACAGTTTTAGCTTCTGTGTATGGTATTGTTAAAGGTAGGGGTGTTTTTGCAATTAGTTCATGGCTTGGCGATATGATAAGAGGTGGAACTGCTGAAGAGGTGGGAGAGAAGTTACTTACTAAAGCAATGCTTGATCCAGAGTTTGCTCTTCTTATGTTAAAGGCTGACACTAAACAAAATCAAATAGCTGCGAGAGCATACATATTAAATAATATGCCAGAGATTTTAGATGACGATGATTCTTCTAACTAACATGACATACCATGAAACGCAGAACGGAGCGTATAGGTAGGAGTGGAGAGTACCTAGCTTGCTCAATTATTGCGAGAGAATCAGACACCGTTACAGTAATGCCTCATACATCCCATGCGGATTTAATCTTTGAATGGAAAAGTAAACTCTATCGATGCCAAGTTAAAACAGTTACACATATAGAAGCCAAATATAAAAATTGGCGATTTGATATTCGTAAAGGTAGAACAACAACAGGAAGGCATTATAAAAAGAATCAAATTGATATTGTTGCTATGGTAAATCTTGAATACCAGACTATATGTTTTAGAGCCTTTTCTGATTGTAAAACCACACAAATCACGATAAAGGACGAAATTATGAAGTCGACCAATTCTATCCAAAGTTTTAAAGATGCTATGAAATCTTTAAGCAAGACGGATATATGACGGATGAGTAGAAAATCTATATGTTTAGCTTCTCTAAATATCCTAAAAAATGGCTGATTTCTGCGTGTGGGCCCTTAGCTCAGTTGGTAGAGCAATTCCCTTTTAAATATTTTTCTTTAATTTTTTAACTAATTGATAAAATTATATTTTTTTAAAATAACCCTTTGTTTCCGCCATAAAATCAGTTATATTAATACACTATAGGTAATTGAAATACACGTCTATCCGCTCTTAAATGACGGATATATGACGGATGGGAGCAAACAATGGCGGCAAAATACACAACCGATAAACAAATAAGTAGTCTTAAAATCTATCCAACTGGATACTATATTCATTGTAGAATTAACGGCAAAAGAAGAGAGAAAAAAATAGCACCAAGAAATGTTTTAATAAACATTGCAAGAAAAGAAGCACAAAAGATATTAGGTTTAATCGCACAAGGTATCGATCCTTTTGAAGAAAAGAAAAAGAAACAAAAAGCAGATGAATATACAGTCGATAAAATGTGGGAGAACTATATCAAAAGTTTGCAACATAAAAATCAAGAAACAAAAACAAAACAAAATATTTATATAAAAAACATACAACCTTTCTTTGGTAATACAACTGCATCAAAAGTTAAGAAAAGTGATTTAGTGCAATGGTTTCAGGAACTAACACAAAGAAGTCCAACGGTAGCAAATAAATGTTTAGTGTTTTTAAAAGCAGCTTATTATTATTCTATTGATGTTTTAGAGTTGTTAGATAAAAACCCTACTAAAAAGATAAGCAAGAACTATGAGGAAGCAAGAAGTAGGTATTACACAGATGAAGAAAAGAAAGCTATCTTTATAGAACTAGCCAGAAGATATGAAGAAGACCCTAGCCTTATATATTCAGTATCTAAGATAGGACTACAGTTCTTTACCGGTGCTAGAGGCGATGAAATATCTAAGGCTAAATGGAAACATCTAGTCCAAGATGAGAGAGGTAATAGAATAGAGTTACCAGTTTTAGATCATAAGACTGGATTAAAAACAAATAAGAAAAGAGTTATTTGGTTAAACGACCAGGCTATGAAAATAATTTATAAGCTAAACGATTTAACTAATAAGTCTGAAGATAGCACTATAGTTAAAGTAAAAAGTGTTAGAAAAATTTGGAATAAAACAAGAGAAGTATGTGGTTGTCCAGATTTACAACTGCATGATTTAAGACACTCTTATGCATCAACAGCTATAAACTCTGGGAAGATGTCTACTAAAGAAGTTGGAACTTTACTTGGTCATACAAGTCTAGCGTCAATGGATAGGTATATGCACATCTACGACCAAACATCTACTACAAATGCCAGCCTAGTTGGTAATGCAATAGATGATGGTTCTGTAAAGTTAATTAATTAATCTAAAGGGTTGCCGTCTGGATCAACACCGTAAACCATTTCTAATTCAAGTTCGATATAGTGAATAGCTTTTCGTAAGTCTTTCACTCTATCTTCTTTTTCTCTGGTAACATACTTAACGACATTAGTTAAGTTAGGCGTTAATCCATTACTGTAAGCATACTCCAATGGTTGTATGCCTTTATCTTTGTAATGGCTTCCACCAATTTGTTTTTGTGTTGCTTTCATTCTGGCTCTATCCCACTCTTCGGGTGTTACATTATCTATACTCATTTATTCCTCCAAATAACGATTTAATTTTAGTGATAATTTTTATGTAATTTTTTTCTGTAGTTTTTTTCTGAAGTTTAAATCTCAATAATATTTCTATTATTTTTGTTCAGCTACTTGCTTTATTAAAATTACATCGAGTAGAATATCACAATCACGAAGTAATAGGTAATAACATGGAAGAAAAAATATTTTTAAATCAAAACGAACTTGCAGAGCGTTGGGGAATGTCTCCAAGAACTTTAGAGAACTGGCGTTCACATGGCAAAGGACCATCTTATGTAAAGTTAGGCGGTCAAGTTAGATACAAGTTCGAGGAAATCAAAAAGCTAGAAGAATCATCACAAGTCGGAGAGTAACTTGGTCAACGCTAGAAACAAGGGTAGGCGTGGAGAACGAGAGGTCATTGATGAAATCAAAGAACTCTTGGGTATTCAATTAGAAGTTAACTACTCACAAACATTTGGTGGTGGTCACGACTTACTTGGCTTAGATGGTTTTGCAATCGAAGTTAAAAGAAGAAAAGTCATAACACCAGGAGACTTAAAAAACTTCTGGGAACAAACAACCACGCAAGCAAAGAAGGTAAGACTCTTACCATGTCTATGGTTTAGAGCTGATAGATCAGACTGGCGTGTAATGATTGCAAACACTTACGCTATCAAAAACAATTTATTTGAAATGGAAGATTTTAATATTGCTATGAATATTTCTACAGAATTATTTGCAGCACTAATCAGAGAGGAGTACGGACTTGTCACACGCGATATTGTCACCCAGTAGTATTAGTAGAATTATTAGATGTCCAGCTAGTGCAAAGATAAATGCAGCTGCGGAACGTAAAGGTAGTATGGCAGCAGCTAGAGGTACTTCTACCCATGAAATGGTAGAAGCCTTACTTAAAAATAGACTAGAGGGAATAACATTAGCAGACTACTATCTTGGTAGAACAGTAGATGTTGACGGATTTAGTTTTGATATAACGCAAGATGATATCGACATGGCAGAAATCTATGTTGAATACATCAATAGAAGAACCGAAGAACTAAACGGTAAATTACTTATAGAAGAAAAAGTAAATGCTCCAGATATAAATGATGATCTCTGGGGAACTGCTGATGCAGTTATCCTGGGCGAAGGTAATAGAATGGTCGTTGGCGATTTAAAGTCTGGTGCATGGGCAGTAGATGTTGTGATGAACGAACAGCTAATGTGCTACGCCCTAGGTTGCCTATCAAGATGGGGTAACGAAGATACAGTCATAGAAATGACAATCATACAACCAAACAAAAAAGCCTTTCATAAAGATGGGCCTATACGAACTTGGGATATTCAAGCAGTCGACTTAGTTGACTGGGGTTTGAATATTCTAAAACCAGCTTGTGATGAAGCAATGGGTGATGAGCCTAGCTTTAATGCTGGAACTTGGTGCAAATTCTGTTCACACAAAGAAGTTTGCGAAACATATAAATCCATGGAGGAAACAAATGGTAAATGAAAAGAAAGAGCAACCTCTATTGAGTTTTCAAGATAAAGACGGAAACCCAAGAGAGATATTTGAAAAAGACTTAACTGATAGAACAAAACCTCTGGTTGAAGAAATCAGTAAAGACTTACAAGCAGAGCAACAGTTAATGGAAGCCTATCAACTGGCAACTAAAACTGTGCATCACATGGAGTCGGTAAGAAAAAATGTCGCTAACAGTTTAGAAAAGTTAGAAGCAGAACTTCCGCCTTATAAAAAACCTGTGAAGATAGAAGGTGTCACCAAGGAGGTGAACTGATGTCATTAGCAGCGATACAAAAAAAGGCCCGAGCTAAACCCTCAATCGTAATTATCT